CAGCGCGGCAGGAAGTTTACGACCGCGTTATCGCCCCAATACAAGCGTATAACGACGCGCTGAAAATCGGCGCTAAATTAGAAGCTGACGGGGTACCTAAAGCGCAAATTGAAGAGCATTTAGCGACGCTTAGCGACGGCTACGACAAGGCTACAATGTCAGTCGCAGAGTACAACAAGAAGGTGGCCGTTAAGGCCGCTGTCGAATCAGGCAAGAGCAGCTCTGCCAAAGGACGGCTGGAGGGGCTTGATGTTAAGGCTACTGCGAATGCCGAACTATTTAAGAGCGGAAACCTTACCGCCCAAGAGTACCAACGCTCATTAGTGGCTATAAACGCTGAAACTGCTCGGCTGCAACTTGAAACGGGTAAGGCTACCGGGGCGTTTGCCCCATTGAAAACAGCGATGCTGGAAATGGCTGCCGCTACCCCGTCGCTTGCTGAGGGGATCGCTGACTTACTGGGCACTACTATAACGTCTGCGCTAGAAGGGGTGATTACTACATCAGCCGACCTGCTGCTTAACTTTTCGTCAATAAAGTCTTCTATGGAAGAAACCCTTGGGCGGAGCGTTAGTAATGCCGATGTGCTTAAAGAGAAGTTTAAGGACTTAGGCCGTACAATAATCAAAGAGGTAGTCGCGGGGTTAATTAAGGTAGGTGTGCAGCACTTGCTTAACTCTGTAATACAGAAAACCACTACAGCTTCTAGCACTGCGGCAGGGCTGGCCGCGTTAGCCGTCTCGACTAAAGCGAGCGTAGGCGCCGCCGCCGCAACTGCCACTGCTTGGGCACCAGCAGCTGCGGCAGTCAGCGCAGCGACCTTCGGTGCGAACACCGTACCGGCTTTTAGCGGCATGGCGCTGCTGTTGGCAGGGGTTGTAGGTTTACTTGCAGGTGTAGCCGGTAGTAAGTTCGCCGATGGCGGATACGTGAGCGGTGCAGGTACTGGGCGCAGTGACAGCATACCAGCAAGGTTGTCGCACGGTGAGTTCGTTATGAACGCTAAGGCCACAAGCGAAAACTACGGCTTGTTGCACGCTATGAACACAGGTAAATCGGTCGGTGGCGGTGGCGGTATGCGCGTGACCGTAGTTAACCAGGCTGGCGGTGTCACGCACGATGTGCAGCAAATAGGCCCTGATGAAGTACGTATTATTGCCAGACAAGAGGCGCAACAAACTGTGCGTAAAGAGGCTGGCCGAGTTGTGGCACACGAGATAAGTAATCCTAACTCTGCTACCTCAAAAGCCCTTAACCGAAACACAAACGTAGGACGTAGACGCTAATGTATACCTTTCCTTTTGTTCCTGCCAGCAACGGTTATACGTTTACACACCCGAACGACGTTATTTCAGTGGAGCTTTCTGGCGGTGCTCCGCGCCAAAGGCTGGATAAGCTAGGGGCTTACTATCACCTTTCGTGCCAGTGGGTGCTGGAACCGACGGAATACACACAGATGCAACGGTTCTACCGTGGGGCAACAACCAGCGGCTCAATCCCTTTTAACATCGACCTTATCGTTGAAAGGGCCGAACTTGAAACGTATAAAGCTTACTTTGTGCCTAACACATTTAAGCTAGTACAACAACGTGGGCTGGCGTATATAGTGTCAGCAGAGTTGCGTGTCGCGCCTAACTTAGCCAACTTAACCCTCGACACCGGAATGGCGGTGCTGTATACTGAGTTTGGTGTCTTAACTGATGCGCTATTCATCCTACTTGATGACATCATTGACCAGATTACTAACTACGAACTGCCTGCGATATTATAGTTATGCCTGTTGACAGCTACGTTGATTATTTTTTAAGGACAGCCTCCACGGTTGTGCAGTGCGAGCTACTTGAGCTTAGTCACTCCGCCTTTACACAGACGTATAGAATTGTACGCAATGTTGCCGCAGGAATAACCGTTAAACTGGAAACAGGCGAGCAGGTGGTGTTTGACTACTACCCTGTAAAGATAGAGGCTAACGCCGACAGTGACGACCTTGACCAATCGTTAACCATTACCTTGGGTGATTTGGGCGAAATACTGCCTACGGAGCTTGATGCTGTAACAGCCGCTGATAGCTTCCACGAAAAACCGTTACTAACCTACCGTACCTACCGGTCAGATGACCTAACGAAACCTATGCTTGGCCCGCTTGTGTATGAAATAGAGAGTATTGTGTTTAAGGGTGACGGGTGCAGTTTTACAGCCAAAGCCCCTTCACTGAACCAAGTGAAAACAGGTGAGCTGTACACGCTCGACCGTTTTCCCATGCTTAGGGCGTTTTTATGAGCATCGACACCTTATTGGCTAAAGAATACGACGAGGCTACGTATAACTGTGCCCATTTTGTGGTGGACGCGGTTAAGCTTGAAACAGGCCACGATTTAGGGGCACTACTTTGTGGGGTACTGCGCCCAGCCGCTGACCGTCTAGTTGACCCAAACTGGCGACACATATTTAAACGCACTGCAAAGCCTGTAAGTCCGTGTCTAGTAGTTATGCAAGGCGGCGTCGATAGCACACACTTAGGGTTGTTTCTTCGCGGCAGTGTTGCACATTTAACACGAAAAGGCGCAGAGTACGTACCTATAGAGGTAGCGACTGTGGGATTTAGAACAGTGAGGTACTACACGTGGTAACTGTGCACATACTAACAAATCCAGTTGACAGCACAACATGGGAAACACATAAGACGGATAACGTCTGCCGCTTTCTAGCAGAATACTACCCAGCCGAAAGCGGTGGTATGCCGTCTGGGTACGCCATTTACAGAGACGCGATAAGTGAGGCTACGGACATCACACCGAGGCCTGAAAGTGTAGAAAAAGATGTGGCTGCTTTGCTGGCCTTGTCTGATAGCACACATGTGTTTGTCGTGCTTTGGGGTGGCGACCCGGTAGTAATAGTTGCTGTGGTGGTGATATTGGCGCTTATTGCCTCCGTTGTGTTGCGACCTGCTATACCAACACCTGCTATACGCAATACACAGCAGCAGTCGGCTAATAACGAGTTAGCCGGGCGCACAAATAAGCCACGGATGCTTGCCCGCATACCTGATATCTACGGCACTGTGTCAAGTACGCCAGATTTGGTCGCACAACCTTACCGTGTATTTCGCAACAACGAAGAAGTCGAGTACGCGTACATGTGCATCGGGCGGGGCGAGTACGCTATCGACGGCGCAACTATCCTAGACGGCGAGACCTCCATCGCGAACATATATGGGTCATCTGTCGAGGTTTACGGACCGTACACCTCCCCTAATAACACAACAGTCCCACAAGTAACTGTGGGGGCACCGATAGCCACACCGGTACTGGACGTGACACGCTCTAATGCCGTGACAGGTCAAGTTTTGCGCGCACCTAATGAGAACACAGTCAAGGGGGACAATAACATATTTTTTACTTCGCCTAATGTTATTCACTACAACCAAGGCACTGATAATATCAACATGGCTGACTTTTTTGAAGAAGGCGACCAGCTTACTGTTACCAACGCTATTGTGTCCGCAGCTAAAGTGGTAGCTGTGAAAGACACGAAGGCGACTACAACAGGAGATATAATATTCACCGGCACAGCGAGCGACGTGCCCAACTACCTGGTGGGGGCGACAATAATACTTTCTTCGGCGCTGTACACAAAAAGCGGTGGAGTATCGCCGACCACTTACAGCCTCAACGGCCTGTACAGCGTAGTAGCTGTAAGCACAAGTACGGCGGGCGCAGTTGTTACCTTTACGCTTAGTCTGTCGATACCGAGCGAACTTGCCCCAATGTGGGCTAAAGTAGACAGTACACTAAGTGAGCCTATTAGCATTACGGCTAATACAGGCGAAATCGTACATAATTTGAGCGGAACGTACTCGGTGCTATCGGTAAGTAACTCAGATATTATGCTTGACGCACCTGCGGTAATCAACCCAGCGTGGTCAAGTATAACCACAACGCCTACCTTATCACCTACACTAAGCACGGATGGCCCTAAGTGGGTTGGGCCGTTTATTCTAGCGCGTAGTACCACAGCAAACCTGTTAGCTAATTTTATCGCCACCAATGGTTTATACAAAGATGACGGCACGGCACAGTACGCCACCAGCGTTACCGTTGAAGTGGAAGCGACACCTATCGACACCGGCGGAACGGCGATAGGCCCGCCCTCGTTGCACACAATAACACTTGTGGGCTCGTCCGTCACAAAGGCACAACAAGCGGTTACTTTAGAAGTCACGCTGCCCTTCGTAGGACGCTGTAGTATCCGCGCTCGCCGCGTAACTGAGCTTGACACGGTGTTTAGCGGTACAGTTGTTGACGAGGTACGCTGGCGTGACGTTTACATGGTAGCACCTGTTGCTGCCCAGCATTTCGGCAACGTAACAACTGTGCAAAGTGTTACGCGTGCGACCACGGGGGCTTTGGTCAACAAAGAGCGTAAGTTAAATATGTTGGTTACACGTAAGGTGCTTATGCCTGATGGAAGCCTACTGGCCACCAGTAGAGCCGACCATGTTATACGTGCGTTAAGCCTCGACCCTTTTATCGGGCGCAGAAACATTAACGAACTTGACATGGAACAGATAACAGCCACAGTTACTACGGTGCGTGATTACTTCGGGACAGATGAAGCTATCGGTTTTAACTACACCTTCGACAGTTCTTTATCTTTTGAGGAGACCGTACAAGCTGTAGCAAACGCAGTATTCTGCACAGCTTACCGCAGAGGTTCTGTGCTGCGCCTTAGCCCTGAATTAGCCACTGACGATAGCCGTATACTTTTTAACCACAGAAACAAGTTACCGCAGTCAGAGACACGGACGGTTAGGTTCGGGTCGGAAGCCGCTTACGACGGGGTAGCTTATAAGTATGTTGAC